AGGGATAGATTGGCCAGTAACAGTAGAGCTGCTTGTTTGAGCGATCGGATTTAGATTGATATCGGTCGATCGTCCGCCGAGATACTCCGGACGTTGAAGGCGAGCATCAGGACTGACAACGCCAAAATGAGCGCGAATAATTTCAGTGTATCGAGTACCGCCCCGAGCGTCTCGTTCCAACAATTTTTGAATTTGAAATGCTTGGCGTAATTGGTTAATTGTTGCTGCAGTTGCATCAGATAGATCCGCATATAATTGTTTTTCGCCTCCAGGTGCAGCAGCTAATTCTACAGATGCTGTAGCGCTATTAAGTCTTGCTGGTGTACTTCCGTTACGTAAAACAGAAATAACATCTCCAATGTTTCCGTTTGCCATTACAGGGGCGCTAGTTCCCAAAGGTAAAGTTACACTTTCACCTTTTTGCGGCCATGGTAATGCAGAAGTAAAGTAATCGTGTCGCTTTCCGCGACGTTGTAATGTGTAATCTGCAGGTGAATCAGGACCGTCATCAAGATCAACTGGACGGCTGTCCTGCAGGTTTTGATCTCGGAACCATTCGTTCCAAATCAAATTATATGCTCGTGGCCAGAACGAGCAATGTGTAACGGTTGCGGCTCCGCCGATTTGTCCAACCGTTGGTAAGCCCATGTAGTCTTGAAGACTATTTACAGCGTAACCGCCAGCAGGGCTAGTAGTTGTAGGAACAACATAAGATGTAGAATCACCCGGATCATTTTGTTCTCCCATAAATTTTTGCCAGTTATTCCATAACAAGCGATTTGGTACGAAAAAGAAGAAACTATCCAGTTTCATGTTATCCATGATCGGGTAGATTGGCGTAGCCATTCGTGCGAAGGCTGTCATTTTAAAGTTGAACGTGTCGCCTGGAAGGACTTCGTTCACATATACGGGAACAAGATAGCCCGAATCGAGTGTAGTTTTATGTGCGCTTTGTACGTCGAATTTAGATCGTGGTATATCTGCGCGTGGCACCATTGCGAATTGGTGTGTATTTACTGAGCGATTGCGGTGCATTGTTGTCCTTGGTAGTGTCCTCTGGAAGAGGGTGGGGCTACCGCCCCGCCCTTCCACGAGGTGGGTTTAGTTAGGAAATTTTTACCTGTTTACCTAACGATAATAGTTTTGGTTGTTCATGTAAAGAGAATAAACCGGTGTTATCGTCGAATTCGCCCAATTCGTATAGGTCGAAGTCGTCGGGGTGATTGTAAAGCTGATTATCAGCATTATTACGGTTAATTTCATCTGAGAAAGAACGGATTGCTACTCCAGCTGAGGGTACGAACATTGGACGGCCATAAGCGTCTGCAGCTCGATCTTTAACGGTACATATAATTTGTTTCATGAGGATTTTTCCTTAAGTGAGTTTTCGTTTAAGTTTTTGAAGTTTAGCTTTAGTAACCGTTTCTTTGACGAGCAGGCGTTCATAGCTATGTTCTTCAGGTCGTAGTTTAGCAAGTTTTTCTCTGTTGTAAAGTATTTGATCGTATTCATAAGGGTTTTCCTTAGAATAAAGTTGATCATAATATTTTGGTGGTTTAATTTTTTTTCCACGAATTTCTACAAAATCGTGGGGGTAGACGTCAGTTTTGTATTTTTTATACCAATCAGCGCCTATTCCGGGTTTTAAGCTCATTTGATTATATTCAGGTTGTAATTTTATAAGCTCACCCGTTTGCAAGTCACAGAAGGTATAGTGATTTGGGTCTACTTTTCCAGTTTGTTTTTGCATAATATATCGAGCAACGTAAGCAGCTGACTCGAATGTAACGTCTCCAATGGAGGAATAACCATATGTCCAGAGCTTTTCAAGGTTTTTGGATGTATAAAGGAAAGAACCAGCGGCAGTCCTTTGGTGTAGTTTCTTATCATGAAAATCGTATCCGAAGATACAGGCGTGGAAGTGAGGTCGGCCGAAACTTGTGCCGTACTCTCCAGCCATGTAGTAACGTAATTTTGCAGGTGCAATGAATTTACGTAATCGTTTGATAAATTTTTGGAAGTCGCTTTTGATAAGCGATCCATTTTGTGGAAGATTTTCGTCATTATAAGTGAGGGTTATAAAACAGTTGTTTTCGTGTAGTTGCGCTTCATGAATGCAGCGCATTGCCCACTGACGTGAGCGTTCTAGCCTGCAGCCAACACATTGGCCGCAGGGCAGGGAAATCTGACGATCATGCTCGTCAGTTTCCTTAAATGAGACACGGCGAAAAGATTTGCCGGTCGCATTGTTTGTTTGGTGTCCACTTAGGTAAGCGGTTAGTGGGTGATAACAGGCCATGTGAGGTGGTCCTTGTGTTAGTTAAAGTCGAATACCGCCCCGCATTGGGTTGGTTTTAAGGTTTGCGTAAGCCGTTTTTCCGGCTTGTTTACGGAAAGTCCTTGCGGACTTTGATTTGTTGACTTTTTTTCTCATCATTCTCATTTTTTATGTCCTTGGTTATCGTGTTTTTTAGGTGATTGGTGTCACCTAGCACAGTTACATCAAGTAGTGTAACTGTGCTGCCCTCATTCTGAGGGCTCGGTGACGGTTGTTTTAGTGGCTACAGGCTCAATATTTGAGCTGGTAGGAAGGATTAAACCGAGCTTTTCAGCTTCGGTTTTGTTTTCTGGGTTATCGAGAAACTCGATTAGATTTGCAGGGTCATTAGCAAATCTTGTACGAATGTTAGCCGGTAATGCGGCAAATTCGTTTTCTGACGCGATTAACGCGTTCATTGCAGTATGGTAGTCATGGACGCCTGAAAAGTCGCCATAGCTACCTGATATTGCGTTTACGGGCATTTGTCCGGTTTTACCGAAACGCTCGAGGATGACATTAATGTCACACTCGTCTTTGTGGTGCTGCTGCGCCCGGGTGGGTTCCTCACAAACCAGCCCGGACGCATTTGATGCAGCGTTGTGGTCGTAGTTGTATTGAGTTCTTAAAAATACAGTTGCATTTTTCATATTAACGTCCTCTGAATTTGTTTAGAGTATCGGCTGCAGCTTTCGCTGATCCGCTTAATTTTTCAATTTGTTTCATTGTTTGACCTGAAATTTTATCGCCTTTTTCGTCGCGATATGCGTCTCCAATGGCTTTAGCTTCAGGTTGTGTTGCTTCTGTATATGCTGCTGTAGCGCTAGATTGTCTAGCAGAAGCATTAAGTTGTTTTATCATGGCTTGTACTTGTTCGCCAGATAATTTATAGCCGGATTGCTTAAGCAACTCGGATATTGTTTCCATACGTGATTTAGCAGCATTGTCATTATTAAGCAATGCTTGTGTTTTAGCTTGTTCTGCTTGTTCTTCAATAAGAACGTTTGTAGTCCGCAAATTTTCATTTGTGGCTTTCATATTTTCATATTGTTGATAAGCCATAGCGCCTTCTTTTGCTGACTGGCCTGTTCGTCCCATTACGTCTTCCATTTGGGCTTGCGCTCCTACCGGAGTTCCGGCTCCGCCTTGCGAATATGCAAGCATGGGATTTAAGCCTGCAGCTTTCAAATCGGCTACGGTTGTTTGGTATTGAGTTGCGCGCATGTCCTCTTGAAAGTCCATTTGCTTTTGTGCTTGTGCTGCATTTGCCGCGTTCTTTTCCCTACCGCCAAGATAACTCATGGCAGCAGGGATAGCGGCAGCAGCGATTGCGCCCCAGACCATTAGAAATGATCTATTAAGCCAGGTACAGAGTACATTGGCATTGGTCGCGCCATTTTGACATCAAAGAATGAGTCAAATAGGAATTGTTGTCCATTAGCTTCCGCGCCTACTGCAAGTGCGCGATCTAATGGTGGTGTATCTTGAATAAAAGTATTATTCAAAGTTGGTAATGAATTAAATTTCTGAGCTAAATGCCAGCCGTCAAGTGTTCCGGCAGCAGTTGATTTAAATAAGCCTGAAATTTGTGAAGGTTTATAACGATACTCTGCCCAGCGTTCTTGATAGCCAAAGACATCATTGTCTGCAGATGTACCTTGTACATAAATTTCTTTGTTTAGGACGGCCTGCTCTCCTAAATGCGCAAAGGCAGGGAAATAGAAGTCATATCGTGTTGAACGGCTCCACATACGTGGTAGGCCTTGTTGATAAGTAAGGTCTGCACGGACGGACACAAGTCCAATAATTACACCGTTCACAGTAACAGATTGAGTAAATCAATGATTATG